GAATATAACTCAATGGTTGGCATGGTATTAAAGCTTGGTCCTGATAGTTATAAGGGCGATCAGTTTCCAAGCGGTCCTTATGTAAAAGTAGGGGACTGGGTCATATTCCCCCGTGGTTCATCATTGCAATCAAAATATGAGGGTGAACCAATAATTATGGTAGAAGATTTTAAGATCAAGCTACTTGTCGATAATCCGTCAAAAGTATCAAGGTAAAAATATGTTTAAAATAGATATTGAAGGCAGCTCTGATGCAAGTACCAATCCACCTTTAAAAGAAGTAACTGAAAATAAGGAGTCAAATGGCGAAGTTAAAGATAATGAGGTGATAAGTAAAGAACCAGAGCAAGATACGGAAGACTCAGATAGTGGCGATGATAAAAGAGATATTTCGGAGGATACCACCAGTAAAGACGAAAAACCTGCTAAAACATCCACGCCAGAAAAAGATAAATACTGGTCTAAATTAAAAAAAGAACGTGAAGAAAAGGCCGCAATGGCCGAACAGCTAGAGCAGTTACATCAAGAAAAACTGCAAATGGAGCAGATGCTTGCCCAGGCTATAAATGCCGGTTCTACTCAATATAAGAATAATGTTAGTAGCGCACTTGAAATGGCTCAGGCAAGATTACAATTGGCACTTGAAAATGGGGATGCTGCCTCTGTTGCTCGTGCTACGGCTGACATTTCAAAGGTAACTCATGCTTTAAATGAAGCATCTAAAATAGCTAATTTTCCAGAGCCACAATATTCCGATGATTATGCCAACCAGATTCGAGCCAAGGAATATGAGGATAGATTATATACGTGGCTTGACAATAACCCCGAAGTAGACAGGGACGCTCCCGAGTATGATGAGAAGCTGGCAGGTCAGGTATTATCATTCATCAAGAAACTCGATCGTAAATATGAAACAACAAACAAGGGGCATTTAATAGGCTCAGGTAATTATTACAGCATGATTGATGATTATATCGATAATTTAAAGGGGCAGCATACTTCTCTTACATCATCTGCCAAGCATTTTGGAGCAGTTCGCAGCCGTGCTCCCATGGAGTCAGTTCCTGATTCAAAAACAAGGGAATTAAGCGATAGAGAGAAAAAAGCAGCTCTTGCTTTTGGTATGTCTTACGAGAGATATCGAGAGCTTCTAGATCAACGTAACAAAGAAATGAGGTCAAAAAATGGCAATTAAATATAAACAAGACAAAAATAACGAATTTAAATCCATAGATAGAGATATCAGGGAACATGAACTTGAAAACAATGATTTTGATTTGAATTTTACCGATTCAAGCTGTCCTTTTCAGGCGATAATTGACGAGATAAAACAACCAGGTGAAGAATATTACTTTGCCCTTAACGCTCCTGAGCGTATTAACAGGTTACTAGCAAAGAAGTGGTATGTCGTATCTCCTGAGAGACTAAAAAATAAAAGAACTTATAGGAAAGACCTGCGGGAGGAATCAGACTCTATTACTACTGGTGATACTATTGTTCTTGCAAGAGATGAACGCTATGGAATCAAAGAGAAACAATACTATGAGAAAAAGGCAGAAAAAGTAATGATTGATACTTTGCAGAAAGTACAGACAGACATCTACAACCCAGTGATGCCATTTTCAGAAAAAGGATATTCCGGAAGGTAAACATAAAAATTTAAAATCATGTCCTATTCAAAAATCACTCTTAATAGCGATGTTATCCTCTCTTGGTCTTATCCTCGTACCGATGGTGAAATTGTTAGCGATATTAATGATGTTAGCTCTGGGAGTGATTCCTATACTATTACTCTTCCCCCAAGCAATACTGTCCAAACAGGAACTACCATGTTATTTAACAATATAGGTAGTTATGATTTTACTATTTTAGATAATGCTGGTGCACCTGTAGGAACTGTGATGGTTGCCGGAGAAGTCAGGCAGATATATTTAACTGATTCTTCAACTGCTGCCGGCGTTTGGAATGTAATACCTTTTGGAGGAGGAACAAGCGGAATTATTACTTTTTCAACAGAATCTTTAAACAATTCGTTAAGTATTACCAATTCCACTATTACGCCTCCTTCAGGTAACATAAGCTTTAATATTTCCGATTCGTTAAATAATTTAAATAATCTAACTACTCAAGTACAGAATGGGTTTTTAGTAATAAACGCTAATACTCCTTTAAGTTTTATAACAAGAACAATAGGGGGAGGTACTAATATAGATGTGCAAAACGGCGATGGGGAAACAAACGATGTAATTATTAATTTAGCTGATTCTCTAGTTGAATTATCCAGTATCAACGTAGGTAATCTCTTAATCTCTGTAAATACGATTACAACGGCAAGCGGTGATCAGGATATTAACGTGGCTACTGTAGATGATGGAGTCATCAACTTAAATAGCATTCAAATAGATACTAGCGGAAATATGACAATAGCAGGGGTTATTGACAATCCCGGTGCTGCCAAAGCTTATTGTTTTTTCTACGATAATAATGCATCAAGTAATAATATTCAGATAGAAAGCAGTTTTAATATAGAATCGGTAACCGGATCAAATGGATCGTATGTTGTAACTTTTACTACTTCTTTTTCCGATGGTAATTATACAGTATTACCGGCACTTAGCAGAGGGACGGAAGTAGTAGCTCCGTTTCAGGTATTTTTTAGATCAAAAACGGCAACAGAGGTAATAATTTTTACAACTGATACGCTTGGTAACTTACTCCCTGCACTTGATGGTGTGTCTGTCGTGGTATTTGGTAGTTAATTTTTAAAGAATTTAATCGAGAGAATATGTTATGTATGAATATCAAATAGAAGAAATATTTTTACACTCAGAGGGTTATGTAGAAGTTAAAGTTTCTTTAAATATTGAGAAAGATTACAAAATTATTTTAAGGTTCACGAAGGGTTTTATTGAAGATTTTATTTTAGGGACAGCTTCCGAAGAAGAAGTGAAGACCAAATTAGAGCATTTATTGTTAAATAAGGATAAGTTTTTATTAATTAGGTTAGTTAGACTAGCACTTGGCCATCCAATTATAAAAAAACAATTACGAACCGATCAAAATGGAGTGTTTAGTATTGATTTATCAAAATGGAAGCAAATACTTAAAAAATTAAAAGAGGAAAAATTAGAAGCAATATTAGCCGAAGGTTTAGATGATGTCGTAAACTAACTCTAAATAGTAGTACGATTTGCAAAATGGATAATCTTTTTGCTATAATATAATTAGATAGAAAAAAAGTCATGACTAGACTTAAAAAGGTCGTAGTTTGTAGCTAAATCTTTTAAAAAGCTATGCTTACGTCATCGCTAGACGTTAAAAGGCTAGTTTTGAAACTTATCTGTAATAAAGTTTATCGTCATAACTAGACGTTAAAAGGTCTCCGAAGCTTGAATTAGCTTATCTTTTTTAAATTTAAAATATTTACGTTTTTTAATAATTAATAATATACGAGGAAATTATGTCTAACGGCATTAATAGACCTTATGGTTTGCAAGTTGTGCAGTCCCAAATAGGAAACGGCGGAACACAAAAACTAGGTCAATATTACATTTATGCAGATGATGACGGCTTAATTACACAGCCAAACAGTATTTTTCAAGGTGATCCAGTAAAATTTGTCAGTAACCCTGGTCTTGCTACCATGGCAGGAACTATAGCACCTCAAAAGCTATCTGCTTCAACAGATGGTACTGCAGTGCAAGGCATTGCAACAGCTGACGCTGATGCTTTCATCGGTGTGTTTATAAGTTGTCAGTATACAAGTGCGCAGACTGGCTATCAAATAAATTCTGATTACTGGCCAGGAAGTACACAAGTAAAAGCAGGTACATCCATTATTGCTTACGTTAATGATGACCCAATGGCAGTATTTAGAGTGCAGGTATCAAGTTCTGTAGCAGCTGCCACAGGAATTACTTTTTTAGCAACTCAGGTTGGGCGTAATGCTTATTTATCAGTGGCAGGCATAACTTTTACGGATGCAACTGCTATTGCTGGTGGTCAAAATCCACGTACCGGTAGTACGATATATGGTTCTGTTTACTATCTCGATGGTTCAACAATTGCAAATACCGGTACTTTAGATGTAAAAATTATTGGCATTGATCCAGTAATTACCGCAGATAGTAATCCTACAGGATTAGTCCCGGGTGTAGATATGCCGTTTACTAACCTTTTAGTAAAGTTTAACAAACATATTTACGGTTCAAGTGGTGTAGCAGGTCCAACAGCCGGAGTATAGGAGTATAAGGTTATGTCCATAATAACAAGCGGCAATATGCCTTCTCTTTTAAAGGAAGGATTATATTTACCAAAAGAGAAGAAAAAAACGTCTGTTAAAGCAGAATCAATCAAGAAAACTAAAACTAAAAATAAAGGTAATTAATTATGTCTATTATAACCACTGGTGATATTCCTAGTCTCTTATGGCCTGGTTTGTATGAAGTAAAGTCTCAGTATGATCGGTTCAAAGGGGAATATACCAAAGTCTATGAACAGGGTAATTCTATCAAACATACTGAAAGGTTGGTTGACATTAGAGGCACTGGCTATGCACTTGAGAAAACTCAAGGTGCTCCTATTAAAATGGATAGCATGGCTGAGCGTTTTATTTATGAATTTGTCCATCGGGAATTTGCCCTCGGTTTTCAGATTACTAATATTGCCATGGAAGATGATCTTTATGCCGATCAGTTCTTTAATGGTACTAAATCTCTTACTACTTCCTATGAACAAACCAGAGAAGTAGTAGCAATGAATCCGTTTAATCAGGCATTTAACACCTCAGCTACAATCGCTAACGGCCAAACTCTTTGCTCTGGCTCTCAACCTTACGATGGCGGTGTTTATTCTAATCAGGTTGGAGCGTATAACGGCACGAGTAATTATGTCGATTTTAGTGAAACCGGTGTTGAACAGGGGGTAATTCTTGCCGGTAAAATGAAAGATCAGGCAGGACTGCTAATTAATGGTCAGATTGAGAGATTGCTATTACCACAAGACTTAATGTTCTCAGGTTGTAGATTGCTTGAATCTGTATTTAGAACAGGAACAGCTAATAATGACGTAAATGCAATTTACAACATGAAGGCTATTCCACAAGGTTATGAAGTAAGCCACTTCTTAACAAATCCAAGTAACTGGTTTGCGTTAACTAATGTTAAAGGAACACGTAAACATTTTGTTAGACGTCCGCTTAAAGTAAACGTAACAACCGATCCTGTAACCGAAACTATGTCAGTGCTTGCATCAGGTCGTTATTCTTTTGGCATGTTTACTCCTCTTGGCGTGATTGGCGCAGAAGGTTCAACAGCTTAAGATTTAAGGAGAAACAACATGGAAACCGATCTAAATAATATGTTGCAGGAAGCAGAAGCACAACACACAAAACTTGTTGTGCTTCACGTGCAAATGACAGAGCAGATTAATAAACTCACCGAAGAGAATAAGAAGCTTATTCATACTTTAACTATATCTACAGGTGAAATTCAAGCTTACAGGAAAGCTCTGGAAATAATAAATAAACATAAGGAATAATTATGTCTCAATTTTATCAATATAATTGGCCAGCTCCTATAACAAACGGAATATCTACGGCTCAAACTACCACAACAAATACTCCGCTGCTGTTAAATGGTTCTTATGTTAATAAAACTACGGGTATAGTTAATTTTATTGATTTTGGTATTGTTCCAAGAATTACTCTTAATTCAGCGGCCAATCTTTCTGCAATTAATTTTCTTATTACTGGTTATCAGAATGGGGTTTTTATTAGTGAAACCTTAGCTGGTCCAGATGCAAATACAGTTACAAGCGTTAACTGCTTTGATAATGTGGTGCAGATAATTCCAACCGGTACTACAGGCTCTACCCTTCAAGTCGGCGTTGCTTCTGTTGGGTATTTTCCAATGATTCTATTAAATACCGCTAAGACCAATACTTCTTCTATAAGCTATGCCTTAAATATCGTAGCAGCAACGGCTAATCCTGCTACTTATCAGGTATTTTTATCGCTAAAGAATAATTTAGGCCTAGGGAAATATGATGACTTAACGTCTGCAGCTAATGGTAATTTTGCAGCTTCAGCCGCCACAGCTACTGCGTCTGCATTACTACAATATAATTCTTTAGCTTCCAATTTACTCATTAAAATTAATCCTAATAATAATGGTTCGGTTCTTAAAGCTCAATTCCTGCAATTATAAGTAAAGAGGTAAGTAAAATGCCGAATACTAGCGGAAGTTATAGTTTTAATAGTATAAAAGGAGAGCTGATTATCAGAAAAGCTTATGAGCTAATTAACATGCCTCTTAGCATGGTAACTGCCGAGCAATATAATTCAGCACTTAATATTATTAATTTTATTTTAAGCGATTGGACTAACTCTAATGTCAATTTATGGACATTAAAATTAAATCCTATTTTTTTAACTACGGGGCAAGCATCCTATACCTTGCCAAGCAATATTACTAAAATATTTCAAGTGTTCCTTAGAAGTAATGTAAGACAATTAAATGGGACACCGCAATCAAATACCGCAAATACTTATGATGGAAACGGCGGAGGAATTGCTGCTTATGCTTTTGATGGTAATCCAGCAACAAGATGTACACAAAACGTTCAAAACGGCAATATTTCTTATGATTATGGTTTGGGAGTTACAAAACAAATCAGCATTATTGGCATTCAAAGTTATGTTTCTAATCGTCCATATAGCTTAGTTTTAGAAGCATCACAAGATACGATAAATTGGTTTACTGTTTTTACTTGTCCTACCCTTTATCCATACAAAGCGGACGTAATTTCATGGTTTTATGTACCTGATCCAATTTATGCAAGGGCATATAGAATTAAAGAAACAGGAGGATACACACTCGATATTGAAGAACTTTATTTTAATAGTATAAGCCAGGATACTACCATGAGCGAGGTATCCAGATATGAATATTTAACCTACCCAAACAAGTCGTTAATGGGACGGCCTACCATTTACTATGTTGACTACCAGCGAACCCCGTCTTTGTATATATGGCAGACTGCTTCTTCTATGTATAATTTAATAATGTATAGCGGTCAAAGCAGTATAGAAACACTAGAGAGTTATACGCAAAGCATTGATATTCCATCATATTTTTATACTCCTCTAATATATGGACTCGCAAGCATGTTAGCGGCTCAATATGCTCCTGAAAAAGAAGAAAGTTTAAAAATGAGGTATCAGGAAACGCTGAGTCCGGCAGTAATTAATAATACGACGGAAGTACCGCTTAAACTGGAGGTATATAGTGACTAGTTTAAAGAACTGTCCTGTAAATACGCAAATGGGAGATTACGTTAGAAAGGACGTAATCGAACCTATAGGAGTTTGCGACTACTCAGGATTTTTTTTTAGCAAGTCTGATTTAGTCAAGCAATATGAATGGAGAGGAAATCAGTTAGTCTGGACAGGAGCAATAGTTGGCCGCCCTTTTGTTGATGAACCAAACCAGCAGAATAGACCACCACAAATAAAGGGTGATCCAAAAGTTGTGCAAAATCCTCGCCCGTTCGGCATTGAAACACCTATTGGACCAGATGCTAACTCTAATACTTCTCCTGTTATTTTAGAAAATATCAACTTTACAAATGATGATATACCTCCTGATTTACCTGATTTTGCCGGTGAAGATATTAGTAACATAGATGAAGAAGAACGTTTAAAATCATTGTATCAAATTCAGTTTTAAGTAATGAGTAATAATTTTAATCCAGGATTTGACAGAGAAAAAGCAGCGTTTCTAGAACTAGCTAATAGAGGAGATGGTCTGACTCCAATTGACTATTTATATGCAAAAGAAGCTAGTTTTGGAAGCGTATTATCTTCTGCTATTACCGGTGGAACGGCCGAGTTTTATACAATATATGTAAATGGAATTGAGTCTTCCAATATTACTAACAGTAATGATATTATCACTAACAGCTTAAAGTTGAGGAATCAGTTAAATGATTATTATGTTGGCTTTACTGCCGGTAGCTTGACTCAAAGTACAATCTGGAGCTTACCATTACAGGATGGAACTGATGGGCAGGTACTTGCTACAAACGGCAATCGTATTCTATCGTTTATAGATGCTGGCGGAGGAGGTGAAGGTGCACCAAAGGATGCTACTTATATTATTAGGCAAGAAAATGAAGCTTTAACTAATGCCCAAGTATTAAGTTCACTTGAAACGGGAATCGCTAAAATTGAAACAGATGGATATATCGCTATTGCTGTTCCAGATGTCGATTATGCAACTGTTGAAACATTAGAAGAGTTAGCAGCAGAAGCTGAGGCTAGTGCAGAAGCTGCTGCAACTTCTGCTACAGAGGCTACGGGAGCTGCAGCAGAAGCAACAGGAGCTGCCAGCGAAGCTAGTGTTTCAGCAATAGCTTCTTCTGCCTCAGCAGCAGCGGCAGCAGCTTCTGCTGCAGCTGCCTCTGACTATAGTGATAAGGCATACGAATATAAGGAAAAAGCCAGAGAATATAAAAATGATGCTTTTGATTATAAAGAATCAGCATCTAACTCTGCAAGTAGTGCTTCTAGTTCTGCTTCAAATGCCTCGTCAAGTGCATCTGAAGCTCATACTTATTTAGAAACACTACTTTCTACAGGATTAAATCAGCTTCCTAATAGTGGTGATGTAGACATCAATAATTATAAAATTATTAATTTAGCAAATGGTGTTTCTGGAACAGATGCCGTAAATGTTAATCAATTGAGTTCTGCAATTTCCGGTTCAGCAGCACCAAATACTGCTACATATATTATACAAACTGCAAATACTTCATTAACAAATGCACAAGTTTTGGGGTCTTTAAGTACAGGGTTACTAAAGAACACGACAAGTACTGGTGTTCTAACAATAGGAATAGCTGGAACGGATTACTATAGTCCAGGTAATCCTACAACTATAAAAGATGATGGTAATAGCCTATTTATCGGAGCTAATACCGGCCTTCTTTCTCCTGCGGGATACAGTAATTTAGGTATTGGTTCATATGCATTAAATTCATTAAGTACTAGCACTTCAGGAGATGCCAATATAGCATTAGGATATGGTGCTCTTAATTTAAATACAGATGGTTTTAATAATATTGCAATAGGCCAATATAGCTTACCTTCAAATACTATTGGTCATCTTAATATAGGAATTGGTGCTAATAGTCTTAATAATAATACAACTGGTTTTAATAATATTGCAATAGGAGATTCCTGCTTAAAAGTAAATACTACGGGAAATTGCAATATTGGAATTGGTTATCTCGTCTTAAATACTAACTTTACAGGAAGTTATAACATTGGAATTGGCGATGGTTCTTTACTGGGAAGTGGATCTAGAAGTGTAGCTATCGGATATCAAGCTTTACAAGCTTCCATCTTAAACGACTGTACTGCAATAGGATACCAGGCCGGCTACAATACTACGTATTATGGTGCTAACGAATGCGTTTTTATAGGTTCAGGAACAACTATTGGGGCAAATAACCTAACGAATGCGATAGCGATTGGTTACAACTCTACAATTGGTGTTTCTAATGCGATGCGATTAGGAAATGGTGTGAATGTAGGAATCAATCAGGCATCACCAGCTTATCCATTACACATAAGCAATGTTAATAACATTTCAGCATTATATTTAGAAGCAACAACAAGTACTCCATCTATTCCTGCGTCTGGTGGATTGATGTATACAAGTGGCGGCGAGCTTTACTACAAAGGTAATTCTAAAACAGTTAGTTTAACTGCTGTTAGCGGCGTTACTGCTGGCAGTTATACGAATGCTAGTATTACGGTAAATGCACAAGGGCAATTAACGGCAGCAAGTAGTGGCGCAACTCCATTATTAGTTAGCAATAATTTATCAGATTTAAACAATCCAGCAACAGCTAGGACAAACTTAGGATTAACGGCAATAGCGACTCAAAGTGTTACTAACAATTCGGTATTAGTAGGCGGTTCATCAAACTCTATTCAATCGATTGCTCTTACGAATGGTCAATTATTAATAGGTTCTACGAGTACTACACCGGTTGCTGCTGTTCCTACTAATGGAACAAATATCAGCTGGACAACGGGAGCAGGTAGTTTAACTGCAAATATTAGTGGACAAATTGGGTTATCTAATGGAGGAACAAATGCTAACCTTACAGGATCTAATGGTGGTATTGTATATTCTACTGCTTCAGCGTTAGCGATATTGTCGGGGACTGCTACAGCTGGGCAGATTTTAAGAAGTGGAGCAAGTGCAGCTCCTTCATGGTCTACGGCTACATATCCAGCAACGACAACAGCTAATCAGATTTTATATTCATCGGCAGCAAATACGATTACTGGACTAACAACTGCTAACAGTAGCATTCTAGCTACTAATAGTTCTGGTGTACCAGCAATGACAACGACATTGCCGTTTACTGTTCCGGTTACTACAGGCGGAACGGGTTTAACATCAACAACTGCTTATGGTGTTTTGTGCGGTGGGACGACTTCCACAGGGAACTTTCAGAATGCAGGAACTGGAACATCAGGACAGGTTCTAACTTCAAGTGGTTCAACAGCTTTACCTACTTGGCAAACACCATCAACTGGAAGCGTAACCTCAATAACTACTGGAACGGGATTAAGCGGTGGGACTATTACGACA